GGAGTGATGATTTTATTCCGATGTTTCAACCGACTATGCTACCTGTTAGCTGTTGGCATTTGCTCACTGGCGATGCTTTGTTATGGTTGTGATATTAGCGATTTGGAGGATGAGGAATGAACAAATATTCTTTAGAAGTATGCAATGCGGCAAAAAACATCAAGGACATTTTAGATGCGATTTCTTTAGAGTCCGCGCTAACGTATGCAGTGACTGACGACCCTAAAGATAAAGCAAAACACGCTTGCTACAAAAGCGCGTCATCGCATATCTCTACTTTTATTTCGCAGCTGCCCGGAATGCTGGAAAATGTTGAACGCGAGGCGAAAAATGATTAAAACCTCCATAGTCCGAGTTATAGCAACCGGTGAAATCGTAGCTGTTAAGCCTTATGACTTTGTATTCGTTACAGCAAAAGGCACGTATTACACAAAGCGGCAGATTCAGTTTATTAAAATTTTGGAGTGATTATGATCATTGAGATAACTACCTGCGCTGTTTTGATTTCTGCAATTGCCACTGCTTATGCGTGGCTCGTGCCTGCTGATAAGTCATACGAAGATGCTGAAGCTAAGATTGCAGCCGCCAAGAAAATGATGGCAGAAAGCAGAAAGCGCCAAGCCATGATGAGGCGCGGTTGCCAATGACCGCCCTAGAATTCATCGGCTGGCTATTATTCGACTGCGCAATAGCCTGCATTGTGGTTTATGCGCCGGTGCAGTTGTATCCTAGAGATTGAGATGAAACGCAGAATTTCAAAAATGACCGACATCATACTAAGCCAGCCAGCGGAGCTGACTAACCGACAGGTGGATGAAAAGTTGAACTTTGACATCGACACCGTCCGTAATGCTAGCCGCCGTCATGGTGTGCCGCATAAAATCAAGCCGCGCAATCAAGGCTATGCTGAGCGCATTGCGATGGCATTCGGCACAAAAAGCGCTACTGTCGTCGCAGCTGAGATTGGATGCTCCGCGATTTACGTTAGGCAGGTTTGGCGAGGTATGCGCAATGCTTAGCCCGCTAGACCAGCTCTATCTAGAAACAACAAGCAAGGAAGATTTGCTTGCAGAGATAAACGATCAGCGGCGGCAGGTGATTGAGGCGCGTGGATTGGCGGCTGAGATTGAGCGCAAGTTATGGACTGTTGAGAAAGAGCGCGATGCGTTAATCCCATTGGTCGATAAGTGTGAAGCGCTAGATAATAGCTTGCGGTCATGCCGTGTTAGCTTGTCGATTATGAAGAGGCATTCAGCTAAAGCTAGAGGTAAAACAATGAAGTCTCAAGTGATAGAGATGATTGAGCGTGGATTAACTCCGGTTGAAATGAAAAATATTCATGGCATTAGGTATAGAACCGCTTTTAAATATTGGCAGGAATACAATCAAGCAGCTTCAGGAAAAGAAAAAGCCCTATCTCAAAGTGAGTAGGGCTGGAGAAAGTACAGCTGGGGAAGGAAACAAGATTACCTTATCGCATTATAAGCCGCGCCGCAAGTCAAAGCGGCTTTTATTTTCCCTGCAGCCTGTCTGTTTGAACTTCTTTCACTTTCTCATAACTGCGATAAGCTCCAAGACCGAGGATGCCAAAAAGCACTTGCATGGTGATTGTGGTATCGAGCATTGGAAAATCACCGGAATATCCGCAGATAACCTTTGCCACAAAGCGCGCTACAGGCTCAATGATTGCAGCATAGGCTAACCCAAAAGCTCCAATCCACATGACAGCAGGACGTGCTCCAGCAACGAATACGGATGGGTGCTGCGCCTCGACTTTGTTGATTTCAATTTGACCAAGCATCAAAGACACTTCGGCTTGCATTTTGGCTAAGTCGCCAGATTGCCTAAGCTGTTCGAGCTTCAGCATTTCCTCTGCTTGTTTTGATGGGTCGGGCCAAATTTTCTCTATCGCAGTTTTGCCAAGTTCAAACAGTGCAGATAGCGGATCAAAGCTCATGCATCACCTCAGTATTCAAAAAACACATTTTGCGGCAGCGATTCATCAATGTCGCAGTGAAAGAAATTCTTAGCTTGGTTATACCCAATGCGAGTAAATCCGGCAGAAAACAATCCTTTCAGAATGGCAAATCTTGCTTGACTGCTTGGGCATGCAATATCCACCGCCAAGCCGCGTATATGCGAGCTATTGGGTGTTCCGCCTACGCTTCTATTGTGCGATACACATCGTGCGCCAGAAGTGATTACAAACGGCACTGCTGCGATTTCTCTAGCTTCGTTTAACTTAGACAAAAGCTGCCTAGTGATATTCATGCCGCAACCGCAGCGACACGATGTTTCTGCGTCGCTGAAGTAGCTCATTCAGGCTCAACCCAATAAGACTCGACAATTCCACCAGCTGCATCAGTGTATCGATACAACTGGCCTGTTTTTGTTGGCTTGCCGTTTACCCACTTATTCGAAGTCTCATCAAAGTACTGATACATGCTAATCACCGTAAATGTATGAATAGTTGATAATACTCGCGGTTGAGCCGCCTGATTTTGAGATGACAATAACAGAGCCTTGCACAAATGGCAGGATAGCAACGCCGCTGCCTGCTGCTGTTGGCGTATTTGACATATTTGCGCCGACAACAAACTCGCCAACTACTGATGTCCCACTTGCTGGAGCCAATGTCAATGCAGTTACAACCGTTACACCATCACGAACAATAGTGATATTCGCCTCGCTAGTTGCTGCAGAAATCAATCCTGTCAATCTAACCAGCTTTCCGGCAGGCGCTGTCAAAGTGAGCAGTGTGCCGGTAGAACCTGAAGCAATTTGCAATGGGCCGCTGAAAAACGACGGGTTTAAATCGCCGCCGCCGCTACCGTAAATAAGTTTTAAATCTGCCGTAGCCATTAACTAAGCTCCCACTCTGTACCGTCGCTAACAAGCGTGATGGATGTGTTTACGTTAAAATTAAAGTTATCAAACAGTTGGGTAGACGTTGGGTCTTTGCCAATCCTGATTTTCTCACCAGTCTGCGCCGCAATGTTTGGCGACTGCGCAGGGTCTTTAATTAGATAAATTGGTTCATTGACCGCAACTGTCGCAACTGCAGGCAGCGTTTTTACCAGAGAATCAGTGATGCGGTAATACATCGATTTTGCCAGAGTCACAGCGCCGGTGATGTTGGTTGGCGCGGTCAGTCTGTTTAGCTCATCAATGCCGTCAACAGCTGGATCCCAAAACGCAGAACCTAGCGCAGGAGCGCTGCCTGCTGTTAACGCTTTAGCTTTCCATAAAAAGCCGTTAGAGTCCTGAACTACAGTCCCAATCTGATAAGTCTCGTTTGCGTTGTAAACGCGAAGCAATCGAGTTTCAGACCAGTACACTGGAGATGAAATTGGATTCTGACCAACGTTGGGGCTAAGGATTGCAACGTAATAGCGACCATTAGAGCCGGTGACGATTTCGCCTGCAGGATATTCAATACCGCTAGCCCAATCTGAGTACGCGATTAAGCTACCTGAATCACCGCCTACTGGGTCTTTATCCCAAATCAGATTGCCAATTGCATCAAACAGCCGAACTCGATAAACGCCATTCAACCAAATGTCAGTTGATGGACTGCCGTTTGTCGCCAGGATAATCGGGTTTGAGTTTGGAATGGTCAAAGCCGTGTTGCTGTAGGTGTTCTTTGGAACCAGCGTAGATGGCTCATAAAAGTAAAGTTTTCCACCGGTGAGCGGCAAGCCTAAATCAGTAAAATACTGTGGTTGTGGTGATATGTAGCGTGGCATTATTGTCTCCGAGTGCGATAGTCAGGAAGAAAAATATAAGCCAGCGAATACAGCCAGCAGTAGGCGATGAAAAAATCAATCGCCGGATTTCCTGTTACTGTGAAAAAATCAATTATTGCCTGCATCTTTCTCCGCCTCGCTCTGTGCATATGCCGCAAGTATACCTGAAAGCTCATTAGAAAGCCTTTTGAACTCCGGTGAGTTTTTAGGAGTTGATGACATGCGAACAAGGATAGAGCGCACCGGCTTCGACTCGTAAACCCTCGCCAACCCTCCAAGAGTTCCGACAGTTGCTAAACCAACCCCGCCGGTTAGCTGGAAATCACCAACAGCAGCAACTGGAGCTGTTACTTGAAGGTTTTGAATACCTGTTGGCGTTATGGTTGACGCCTTTGTAGCCTGCCTAGATGCATCAAGGTAATTAATTAATCCGTCCAGCTGTTTGCGCTCATCGCCTTTAAAAAACTCGCCAATCTGAGGCTTAAGCCGATTTGCTTCTGATAAAAACTTTTCAGGGCTATCAGTAGTGTCGAACTTTTCGAACATGCGATTTACGATTGCAGCTCTAGCGTTTTGCCTGCCAGTCATATCAAGGCTGCTATACAGGTTTTTAAACTCGCTCTTGTCATTGCTAAACAGCATTTTTGTTGCCGTCTCTGGCTTAATGTCGCCTTTCTCTAGAATAGATTTGAGCTTTGTTTTTTTGATTGTATTGAACTCTTCCGCATAGATGGCGTCAGCTTCACGCATCTTTCTTGCCGTATCTGGACCAAGTTGCTTTGCGACACCGTTTGTCATGTCATTAGTGATGGCTTGATACACCTTATCATTGATGCGCTTTGCTGATTCAGCTAATGCAGAGTCATCACCTTTAATAATTTCTCGAAATAAGGTCCGGTTCTGACGAATCAATTGCAGGTCTTGCTCTCCTGACGATAAATCATCTTTAACTTTTTGCAGACTCGCCAACACCTTTTCATTTTTTAAAGCTCCGCCCCTTGAGTATTGAGCGATTGAGTCGTCAATTACTTTCATGGTTTGAGTTAAATCAATCGGAGTTTGCCCCATTTGTGAAATGATTGTCTCGTACCTATCGCCAGCAGCTTTTTTAATTCTGTCACTCTTGCGTGATACAGACCTAACAATTTCTTCATCAGATGGAAGACCGTATTCGTCACTTAGTTTTTTAATCTGAGCAACCCTCTGCTCTTGCTGGGCTGCGCGCATTGGTCCAGTGCCGGTAAATGGTATTTTCTCCGCTGCTGACTGCGCATGTCTACCGATTGCGGTAGTTGGTGGAAGCGCATCAGATGTCGGCAGAATCAAATCATTTTTAGCTGCATAATCAACTGCAGACTGAGTTTTTTCAGGTAATGCAGAATCGCCTTTTGCTAGCCTGAATGCAGGCTCTGCTACCTTTGATGCGATTTTGCCTGCGCCAAATGTCAAAGCTGTCGGAATTGTTTCTGCCGCAGCCGCTAGCACTGGGCTTCCAGTTGCTTCAAATGCTGCACCGCCTAGCGCTTTCTGGCCTTTTTGCATCGCTTCTGAAATATCACTCAGGATTGGTGCCTGCGCCAAATCTTGCGCGTATTGCTGACCTTGCTGGGTTTTCGGTTCATACGTCAATGCTCCACGCACCGATTCAACTACATCGCCAGCGTTTGAGCCTTTAAATGGAATTGACGCAATGCCAGCTAGTCCTGCTAATGGCTCAGCGATAGTGCCGCTAATTACCGAGCCAGCAACTTCTGCAGCGCCTAGCGCTTTATCTGACAAAGACGGCTCACCGCCAGCATCTACCGACTGCGTTTGCGGTTGCTCTTGTCTCTGAATGTCAAAATCGCTTTCAGATGCCAATCCTGCAGCGATAGCTTTCTGCATCACAACTTCTTTTGGCGTACCATCTGGCACGCCGCGAATAATTTTGCCGTTCGGTAGTCTTACATCCATTACAGATTGCTCCAATCAACTACTTCGGCGCTACCATCATTAGATGACTGCTGCTCAGGTTTCAACAGGTTGCCAGTTTTGATGCGGTCACGGGCTTGCATGAGTGTGTTTTGAATGACGCCCATCTCGCGCTTGAACTCTTCCTCTGACATACCCGTGCGAAGAGCTGACAGTGCGGCTGATACTTTTTCACCTTCAGCGTTAGACAGTGCGCCCATGCCTGACAGGTTTGGAATCATTGCCATAAATGATTGCGCGTCAAATTTCTCTAACTGCCTCTCAAAGTCATATGCTGCACCGCCGCGAATAGATGGCGCATAACTTGAGAAGCCGACAGCGGATTCGAATCCATGATGTTTGCCAAGTGAATTAAGCTGCTGAAGCTGTTGGTTAATAGACGCCACTGCGTTTTCTTTGCTTCTTGCGGCTTCTGCAGTTTCCCGCTCGCCCTTGGCAACTGTTTGTTGCTTCTGCTGCAGTTCGGCTTGACCTGTTGCCGTGCCTTCAACTGCTTGTGTTTTCACTGCCTCACGCTGACCCAAAATAGGATTTAATCCCTGCTCAGTAGCTAATCGCGCTTCACCAGCACCCATGCCGCCAGAAAATGAGCGTGAATATGGGTCAATGTTGCGCTTAATCAGCTCAGCTCTGTCAGTGTCGCCGGCAGCAATTGCTTGGTCGTATAGAGAAAGGTTCTGACCTAGTGCGGTGCCTTGACCAAGTTGAGTTGGGTCATCAGGGAACACCCCTGCATTACGAAGCGTTTTAACCAAACCGCCAATCGCATCAAATTGCTGCTGACCTTTCATGGTGCCAAGCTGGCGAATGATGTTGGCGGTTTCTGGTGATTGCTTTTCAAACACTGCAGCGGATTCGTTTAGTAACGCGCCACGCGCCTTGTCGTCATCTGTCATTAGTGCGCCGAAGATTGGCAGTGCTGCGGTTTGCAGTGTTTGCATGCCTACTTTCTGCTTCAGTGCGTTAACCTCTTGCACGCCTGCATCTACATCTTGCTGACCGCGCACCAGATTCATCAGTTGCTGTGCAGCCTGTGGAGATTGCGCCATTAATTCGCTGATGACTTTTTGCTGGTCTTCGCCTGCCTGAATTCGAGCAGCGGCTTGTTTTACAGCGTTACCAGACTGGATATTCTGGATTGTGTTGCCGATTGCCGCACCGGCGCGAAGTCCAGATTCTAGACCTCGCCCTTGATTGTAGAATCCGGTTTCAAACATTTGCCACCTCCTGAGATAACTTAGCATAGTCTACAGCAAGGAAGCCGTTACGCTCTACTACGCACTCTGGGAATTTATCTTGAACTTCCTGAGCGATAACACCAATTGACCAAGCGCCGCGCAGTTGTTCTGGGATTTCTTTAATATGCTTCCAAGTCCACGCAAATAGACCGACAGGACCATCAGCTAATGGCGTGATGTTGTCTTTTAAGCGCTCATCAGAGAATAAGCCAGGAATCAAAGAGCCAACAGCGCCCAATGAAGCGCCAAGACCTTCACGCGCGCCGCCTGCACTGCCGATTGTGCCGCCAGATTGAGCGTTACCCTGACCGATTTGGATTTGCGACAGGTTAGAGCCTTGACCGGTTGCCAAGTTAGCCAGTAGTGCTGCCAAGTTCATTTGGTTTTGTGAGCCAGCTGCGCCTCCCGAAGTTAACAGGTTGGCAAGTTGTGATGCTGTTCCGGTGTCTAGACCTGCCAGTAACTGACCTAAGTTAAGTTGGTTGTTTGACAACTGATTGGTTTGGTTGTTCAGCTGACCAGCCACTTGTTGTCCTGCTTGTGAGCGCAAGCCTGCCAAGTTGCTTGACGTATTGCCGAACACGTTAGCAGCGTTGCCACCAAGTTGGTTTTGCAGGTTAGCGACATTGCCGCCGGTATTGCCGATAGCGCCTGACTCTAACTGACCCAAACCTGAGCGCAGACCACTTACTTGACTGCCTAAGTTGTTCAGAGTATTGCCAGCAAATTGACCGCCTTGTGCTGCAAGGTTAGCCATTTGCGAGCCGGTGTTAGCTTGTAAACCAGCCTGCTGACCGAGTAAGCCAGCTTGTTGACCAGCAATCTGACCGATTAAGTTGGCACCACTGATGCCGCCTGTTTGGCTGAACTGACCTTGCTGTGTTGCCGCCTGCTGCCCACGCTGTGCGATGTTACGCATGTTTTCTAGCTGTTGTTGCTGTTGTTGCGCTGCGATTCCCGATGCCTGCTCTTGCAGTGCTGACAGGGTAGAGCCGCCACGCAATCCGCCAGTGGCAGATGCGTTTCGCAGCAATGCTTGCTCTTGACGCTCACGCAGGAACTTTTGCCCAGGTGATTCTTGGAAATCCTGAAACGCCTGCTGCTGAGCTGCGCCACCTAAAGCGCCAGATAATGCCGCTTCGCGCTGCTGAGCTTCCTGACCCGTGCTTGCGTATGGGTTTAGGTAGTTAATAGCCTGACCAGTGGATTGGTCAATCCGACCAAGCCCTTGATTCTGAGCATTTGCCAGCAGACCGACACCTTGACCGATTGAGCCTTGAGCTGCACCTAATGCACCAGCCAAGTCACCGCGACCTTGATTAAAGCCTTGCTGAGCAGCACCTAATGCTTGTGAGCCGTATGCGTTTAACGCTTCCTCAGCGCCACCAAAGCCACCGCGCAAAGAGCCAAGCTGACCGCCTAGCGTTTGCTGTAACGTGCCTTGCGCTTGCTGTGAGCCGCCTTGCAATGCGTTTAACTGTCCTTGCATGCCTGCGTTTAACGCTGATTCAGCGCCGGATAACCCAATACCAGACATATCAACATTGCTCTGCACTTGCGGAGTCGCGCCTAAATTCTGAGTCTGCGCTAACGGTGCGTTAAATCCCTGGCCGGTTGTCATTGTTGGCGCGTTTGGATTAGACATGCCAGCAGTGCCAGTTGCGCCGGTTTGCATCATCTGCTGTGGCGATGCACCACCGAAGTTTTCAAACTGACCGCCATCCGGTGATTTCATGCCGGTAGAGTAACCGCCACCCAACACACCAACTTGACCAGGCTGCATCATTTGATTAGTTTGCATCACCTGCCCGCCGCGCAAACCTGTTGGTGCTACGCCAGTCTGAAACATATTCTTAGATTGCATTGTTTGAGCAACGGGTTGTGGCATCGCTTGTGGTAATTGCATTTGCTGCGGTCTCCCTAGTAGAGCGGAAATAGCAGCATTGGAGCCGCTTTGCTGGATTTGGTTAGATTGGTTAAAAGCCTGCTTGAGAATGTCAGCAGCTGACGCCTTTCCTGCACCGATTTGATCGATTGCTTGCTGATAGGATGTTTGCAGCCCTTGGTAAGCCTGCGGGAACAATTGCATGATGTCGTTGCGCGCTTGGTTGTAGTACTCTTTTTGAGTAGCCATTGCGCGATCACCAGCGGCAATCTGCTGTTTTGCAGCATCCTTTTCAGCGCCGCCAAAAAATGTATCTTTAACCCAACCCATTCAGAACCTCGCCTTTGGTTGCTCCAAGGTAAACTTGGTCTATCAAATCACCTTGGAATAAATAGCTTTGCCGGTTAACGCCCTCGTTGATGAATCCAAACTGATGCGCGTAGGCGATGACGTTTGGATAGCAAACAGGAATTAAGGCAGTGAGTTTTGCAGCCCAAGGCGCAACGTCAAAAAAATGACTGAGTATTGCAGCGCCGATGTCTTTAGAGTGTGGTCTTTTGGCTGGTAGCACATGAGCATGTATGTCACATACACAAGCGCCTATCTTGTCGAAAATAAAAACAGCTGATAGCTCATCGTCTACAGTGCAAGCGATAAAACACGATGCTTGCGGGTCAATGTGTAAATTAGAGCTATCGTTTTCTGTAATCGTCTTGAGTATATCAGGATGCGTCAATACTGACAAAATCTGGTCAGTGTCGAATGTGCGAAATGCTACAATTCTTTCCATCCTGTCAAAATTCCGGCGCTTGTTGTCTTAATGTACAGTGTATCTGTCAAAATATTGGCGCACAAGCTAAAACGAGGCGCATCTAATACGCCTTCTGGGTTTTCTTGTATTTCGTAGCCGTTAATCTGCCTTGTAATAGCTTCACACCAAGCGGAAAACCTTTGCTCAGGTAATCCGCCAGATGTGATTTGTAGCTGCCTGCTTGGTGGAATTATCTTGTTATCTGCCACCGCTGAAGTCTCCGATTAATCCAATAACAACCAGCTTTGCATCGTCTGCATAGTCAAATCGGAATATGCGAGCGTTGCGGCACAACCCGAGCTTTGGCCATGTTGGTTGTATGTTATATTTGCCGATTTCGCCTATAGTTCTGGAAACTGGGAAACCAAAATTTTTGCCGCCGTCATCGCTGTACGACATATCAATTGTTGGCCCGCGGTCTAGTACTGTGTTGGTGCCAGCCTCAACGATTAGCTGCACTGAACTCCAGAATGTTGCGCCGCCGACGTTATTAAATGGCCCTGCTGAGAATCTGCGGCGGATGTACTCGCCAAATTCCGTATAAGTGTCAAGAGACAATACGCCAATGCGCCCACTCCTGTAGTCTGCAACAAAGAAACGCCCGTAAGCCTGCACAACGCAGTTAGCGCGCCATCTGGTTTGCTCTGAGTTAATAAATGATTTACGCTCATGCCAGATAGGTTTCTGCGCAAGTTGAGATGCCTTTGCGTCGTAAACAATGCAAGTATCCGGCAGAATCCAACCAGCGAACACTGCGCCATTCTGTGAGTACTGAAACCCGATAATGTCTTGTATCTCTTCTTGCGTGTATCTCAGCAGTAAAGACTCGATGGATGCCGTGGAAATCTTGTCAAAGTTGTTCCCGCTGTATTGGTAGATGGCAGCCTGACCGCCGATGTCATTACCAACAAAGCAGAATGTATTCCCCGTATCAACGATGGAGTTTTTCGCCTTGATGCCAATTGGCAGGATGTAACCGGCAATCCGCTGATAAGGGAAGTTCAAGGCGCCGACGTTTTGCCAGCCCTCTGTCGTCTCGCTGCCGCCGATAAACAACTGACCACGACTCACATGGATACCAGTGATGTCGTCAGGGTCTGCCTCTGCTTCTGCAAAATCAATTCCAGAATAAGTTAGTCCATCATTTAAAGCGCTGTTAAACACGTTCTTAGCGGCTTGATGGATGAAGTAGCCGTCAGCATATACAACCTGCTGAGATGGCCCCAAATCGTTATAGGCTGAGCTTGTGATGGTCTTTAGCGTGTTTGAAGTTCGATTGTAGATATAACCTTTAATTCCTGGCACTACAATACAAAGCTGGTCGCCATTATCCGCCATTGACACATAGTCAGCGCCATCAATCTCGCCAAGGTCTGTCGTGGTGTATGACTCGATGCCATCAACAGAAATCAATCGATTTAATCGGAATAACCGTTGGCCGCAAACAAAGTAAGGCACGCCAGCCATAACATGAGCGCCACGACTTTTGTTAGCTGAGCCGGTGTTCAATATCTCTATAATTCCAGGTGTCGGAAATAGCTGCGCTTTCGTATACGCAGCAGTCTCAGGAATGGATACGTACATATTCGTACACTCCTGAGCTGCCACGGGAATGCTTGACGAAACGTAAAAACCTGTTGCGATTGGTAATTCGGTACGCATCCTACCACCTGTAAAGTTCAACAACCATCGGGTCTGCGTCGTTATCAAACGCTAAGTTGTTGTTAAGCATTTCATCCGCTTTCGCTTTTAGCATCATTTGCCGGTCTTGCTCTACGCCGTACTCGTCCATGATGCGAGTCGCCAGCATATAAGCTAAAAGCTCCTGCCACTCATCAGGGAATTGTGGCGCGTCGATGTTAGTGATCATTGTTTCGATTGGCTCGACATAGGTCATGCGCAATACGTTCAGGCTGCTTTGCGCTGTGGGCCACACGTACAACTCACCAGCAGTTAACTGAGGGGAGTAGTAATAGTTACTTGTCTGGCCTTGAGTGGTTTTATCAGGCTGGTCAAAATACTCTTTCCGGCTAAATGTCTCTAACGGGATTTCTGAGTCAGTGATTGACCAAGCAGACTGCGCGTTTAATACTCGTAGCGGTCTATCAATGATGTCGGTGTATACATAGACTCGAGCCGATGCGTTGGCGTCAGCGGTTAATGCTGATGCCAGCGTGATGGTCGTCCCAGTGGATGATAATGATGCGGTAGTCCAAAAAAACGAGTTATCAGTTAACTGGATGCCGACAGAGTTGCCACTAACTACATTTAATGCGCCAGACAGCGTGATTGACGTAGCACCGGTTACTGTATATCCAGATAATGTTTGCGTGCGCAAATCATCACGCGCAACAACGCGATCACCAGCAGGCCCGCATTTGTAAAACTGCTTGCCTTGCTCCATCAGCACAACAGCCTGCTTCATTGTCCACAGGTTGTTGTAGTTAGTCTGAATGTGCAGAATCATCTGGTTGAACGCTTCTAGCGCGTCGTTTCTGTCGTCATCTTGCAGAGGCTGGTTTCTATCCAACACCCTGACTAGGCGCAAAGCCTTTTTGATGATTGTTAATGCTGTTGTTGCCATTATTTATAAGCCTCTACAGCCTCTTGAGGGGCGCCGGTGAACCACAGAATATTCCCGTGCGATTCAATGCCAACTTGCACGCCTTTCCAATAGATTGCGTTTTCCATGGTTATGCTCTCCGGTAGAATCCTGAAATACTAATAATGCCTGCGGTGTCAAAGAACTCCAGCGCAACGCCACCTGCAGGGTCTAGCGCACGAACAGCCAACACGTTACCAGATGTTCCAACAAACGAACCAACCTCCCTATTAGCGCCAACTGTCAAATCTGCGTAATAAGTGCTCAATGGAACTCTTTGCCCAAAATCAGCTAGGTTGTGCGGCAGAGAAATCCTCGTTCCGCCAGAGCCAGTATGTGCAGACCAAGTGATAGACGCAGAGAAGAACACAGTTCTGTCGTCCATAAATGTATACTTGCCATCCTGAACACTGTACGTTCCAACCCCTGCCACTGTCGCTCCTGTGATTACTGGGATGTAAGAGACTGTCCCTTGATATACCCCGAGAGCTGCCGCTACTGGGTTTGATGTGGTGTAGCCTGACAGCCTATTGCTTAGGCAGTAATTTCCTGCTACATCAGTAGCATAAGATACAGCGACACCGGACCCGCTTGTCTTAAGGTCAAACGTATTATTTTGGAAAACAAGCTCGCCCGTTGATGACTGAGCAGCCAGATTTGACGTGTATACAGTCGTTGGATTTACTCTGATTTTGCAACCCTCTATAACCAACTGACCGGCACTTACCGTTGCAACAGTCGTCGCAGAGTTAAGCCAGCTAATCAATCCTCCGCTAATCAGCAACGTACCACCGTTAACCACAAAGTCAGTCTGAGGATTTGAACCTATGTGTGTTAGTTCAGTAATACTTGTTATGCCGGCAGATACCTGAATGGAGTTAGTGGCGCTAGCCCCTGACTTGGTTGTGTAAAGTTGCGAAATTGAATTAATTCCGCCAGATATGATCAGCCTTGCTCCGTCACCATCAAGCTGGATTCGACCGAAGTCATTTGAAACGCCAGCTGTCGCACTTGATGTTATTTCCATCTTGGTTCTAAACATGGATATAGTGCCAAAATCAGCACCATCACAAAGGCCGTATTTAAGGCTTGTACCAACGCCATCATAATAAACGCCATTTAATAAAGTTGTTTTATTAGTAAAGCCAAAAGGCCAAAAATGCAGCGTATTTACATGGAAGAAATCCAACGAGCCGTTGACTTCCATGCCAACATTAAGCGCGCCAATCTCCATAAATCCAATTGATGCCCCGCCGCAGTTGCCGGTGGCGTTAACCCCGTTCCATGCGCCCTCAATTCTTATGTTATCCAAAATAAATCTTGGAATAGCAGAAGCATCTATCGCCCAAGGATATTGCGTGCAGTTTGCTCTAACACCCTGATTAGCCTGAACAAAAGAAAATCCAACATCTCTAATTTGCGCACCAGGCTCAGATGTTCCAAGCCTAACCACACCAGTTGCTGATAAGTTAAAGTCAGTTGATATGACAAACACTGATGCAGATCGGCCAGAGCCAGACATAATTTGATTGTTTACCATGTTTAGACGATCTGTAACTTTGCAAAACCCTTTGATAAAAGTTACCGGCAAGCCAGTCGCCAAGCATTTGTTTACTGATAATGTATTGTCTGTTCCAGTGCCTGTTGCTGGATTTGCATCTAAAATAGCTCCAGCCATTTCGAACAGCACAGACTCAATACCAACACGAACCCAAACGCCACTGCCAACACCTGACCAGTTCAGCAGTGTTGCAATATCAGCCTGAGTGCCAGCCCATGCAGTGATTGCTTCAGGTGAATAATGAGTTACGCCATTATGCAAAGACTTGCTGGCACTAGGCTGCCAAACTAACCTGCCACCGCCAACAGTTGAGCCGGCATAAAAGCCAATGACATTATAAACCGTTTCAGTCTGCGGGCTTGCTGGCAGCGATTTTAAACTAGCAACGCTTTTATCAATTAGCTGATTAACAGATGCAACCAAGCCCTGACCAGACGCGCTAAATGGCGGAACTGCCGGAGGCGGAAACGGGAGTGATGTTAGTTTAGAGATTGGCATTAATTATTGCTCCGTTATCGAATATCGCGCCTGTTGTAATTATCCTGCCAGCTTCGTCAACAACAAAGCCGCTGTATTGCAAAAATGGGCTAGGCGGTGCGTAGAATGTCAAATCATTGTCGTTTTCTGACTCTGGGCGAGCAATATCAACTGCTTGCCGGTCAGCTTTTCCGCGAATGTTTAGCTGTGGATGTTTTGGATCAAAGCACTCAGAGCACGCTAGCAGGTTATTCCACTGCAGGCGTGTTTCTGAGCGCATATAGGCTAACCCGCACAAGTCGCATAATACCTTGTGGTCTCCAGGTACATAACGGCGTGCGCGGGTTTGAGTCATCAGAATTCCTCGACAACATTCACAAGTCCGGTGCCAGTGCCGCTAAACTCCAGCGCTGTGCATGGTTGAGAAATAACGCCAACAGCGTTTGCTGCAATGGATAACGCTCCGGCTGCTGGGTCAGAGTAAGTTACTGCGCCTTGCTGAATTTTACCGGCTGTTAGCTTCACAACTAACGCTGCGCTGGTGAGATTCTGAATAGACAAGCTGTCAATCGTGGCGCGATGGTTTACCGGATAGTAAACCGCCGCTGCCGTCGGCTTTGTAATGCTGCGCTGAGCCATGATTTACCCCTTACAGAACGTTAGCGCAGATTGCGGTCACGATTGCACGACCTTGGAATTCAGCAAAGTTTGCAGAGCCAAGAGTGTAGGTAAACTTGTTGGTTGATGACGTCACGTTGATAGCAGCCGAGACAGGTGAGCCGACTGCGCCAGTCGCAGCAACAGATGTGGCCGCCATGACGTTAGCAGCTGCGCCGCCAATGCCAACACTGATTGTCTTGGTTGTGCCAGTTACCTCTGCAACATCAACAACGATTACAGCGCTTAACACTTGCAGCCATCTAGTTCCAGCATCAACAACTGTAGTCTGAGCTGCGCCAGATGCAACGCGAGTTAACGGAATCTCAAAAGTCTTGATGAAGGTGTCTGCGGTGTTTGTGGTGTTTGTTTGATTGTCGCGCTGCTGCAGTGGACCCTGCAAGCCGACGTTATTAAAACGAGTTTGACGATATTTAGCCATGATATACCTCACTGATTACCAGCACGCCAACATGGCGCAAGGTTTGAATGAGTATATACCGTCAGTTTTTACGCGTCAAAGTTTTGGCGTTATTCGTCTTTGTCTCGTTTACGCCAAGACAGATACAGGTCAAAAATGTTCTTAGCGATAAACGTCAATCCACCAACAATTGATACGATTGCCGCAATAGTAGGTAAATTTGATTGCTCAACAGCTTGTGGCGCTGAAACTGCAACAGCTCCTAATGTAGCCCCCGACCCAATCGACAACGCACCGACTCCGTTAACTACCTTGGATGCCAGTGCGTTGCCGTGGTCACTGATTATCATCAGTAGTTCTGTTGCGTAGTGTTTCATTTCTTAACTTCCGGTAATTGACTATGATGTAATGGACGGATTTTACACCGCCGCATATGCCTAGCGCAATAATGAGCAAATCCATCAACATTGTTGCGCCTCCAATCGCCGAACAGATGTGATATGACGTATGCATTAACGACGATTGCCGCAGGCTTCATAGCAAGGTCCAGCTGCGGATTTTGATCAAAGTGGTACGCAATAAAATTGTGCAACGCCATAACTAAGTATATAACACCAAAACAGGTAAATGCTTGCCGAATTTCTATTGGAATCTTGATATTTGCAATTGAAACAGAGAAATACAGCATTGCGCATGCAATGTAGCAGTGGAATGATCGGAATGGCAGAGCTTGAATCGCTAGATACGCAATTGCAAGTATAAGCGGCACATACGCATTTCTATTAATCAAACATAAAGATGCGTATGCGCCTAGCATCACTAAATCAACGTTATTTACGCTTAGGTTTCCGAGATTTAGCATTTTCTGGCTTCTTGTCTGTGCCTTTATCTGATGTGCCGGACATGATTTACTCCTTTGTTGGTGGAGTCTTATTGTCGCACTTGCATTCATCTGTCGCAAGCTCAGTCTTGCGAGATTCAAATTCCAATCGAGTGCAGACTTGAGCTGAAAACTGCCAAGACCAAGCTGGAAAATACTCGCCATTTTGGCTTTTATAAATTTTATCGTAAGTTGGAAATGGCCACAAACCATTAAAATGCTTGATGACACTATCAATCAATTTTTGCTTTCTCTTTTTCTCAAAGTTGTCGCAGTCACTTGCCCAGACTAAACCGCCCATCTTATCTCTACAAAATAAAAAACCCACCAACAGCATACACCGTTAGCGGGCTTTGTCTAACTCATCGGATGAGTTACAAGTCCACAATGGTCACAATCAATTCTCCAGTAAACGCCGTCACGCCTGCAAGTAAGCCTGTAACGATGTAATAAGTACCTGCCGACAATGATAGCACTCTATTATTTACGCGATTAACGCTAGCAAGCGGAGCGACTGCAGTGCCAGAGTTTGCGACCATTGTTCGCAGTGCTGCTGCTGATGGCGTAAACGTGCCGCCAGTAGCTGCCGTGAATGTTGGCGACTTCACATTGCGCAAGTTGGTTGATTTTATTGGTGTGGCGGTAAAGCTGCCTCCAGGTGTGCCAGCGCTTGATTCGAACACCTGCACGCTAGAGCCACCAACAACAGCCGTTAGCTCCATGCCGGTTATGTCTATAGGATTTGGTGCGACAATCCTTAAAACTTGTGGAGATGATACCGCTGAAGGGCTTTGCGTTGTTTGAAACTCCGATCCTGACGCCTGAGCTGCTGAGCTGCTATCGACTTTTAGCCTGCTAATGCCAGACCTGTCGGTGTAGTCTGTGAAATGATCTGTCCTAAATACTACAAAAGGCATATATCACCCCTTATGTCATGCATCAGGCATTGTGAAAGTAAAAGATGTAACGGCAACCGGCTGGCCTGATGTCACTGTGGTGTTTGTCACAATACAGTCAGCGCCTGAGCCTGACAATCCGACAGAGCCTTGCACTTGCGCGGTGCCAGCCTTTACAACTCGGCAAAATGTTGCCGCTCCGGTGGCTGAGCCGTTAACTGTAGTGATTGCATTGGCTGTGATCGTGCCTGACGACGCAGCGCCAAAACCTGTCAATGTGTGCGTAGATAGCACGGTATTTCCTGACAGCGCTGTTTTGGCGTTAGCTGGCGGCGTGCCTGAGTACAAAATAAACTCATCAGTCCCAATGGTTGTAGTAACCTGATTAGCCATTGCGTTTTGTAAAGTAAGACCTAATGTGATAGCCATTTTTATTCCTCGTCTCTTGCTCTGTTAACTTCGCCCTGCTTCAAGCCAAGAGCGCGTTGTTGGATAATGTACCACTCCGGCACGATAACGACCGGCGGCACGTATTCATTGTTTCTGTTTTCTTCTGCGCGTCGTGCGTTTACTAATGCTTGTTTTAATGCGAGTGGATCGCCCGCAGGCTCTGGCACTTGAACAATCATTGCCGCCTGCATTCTTAATCTTGGCAATGTGCCAGAGAATGCGACTAGCGGCGGTGGCAGTGACACCGTTGCAGAAATAGATGCTCTGAGCTTCGGCAGTGTACCGGCGAAAGATAGGCTATTCGGTGGAGCGCTAACAGTTGCTGAAATGCTCGCTGTTAGCTTCGGGAGCGTGCCACTGAAAGATAAACTATCTGTGCCGGTGCTGACCGTTGCATTGATGCTTGCTCTAAGCTTTGGCAGCGCTCCAGCAAATGATGCACTAATGCCTGATGTTACGTTGGCAGATATTGCGGCGGTTAACTTGGGTAGCGTGCCGCTAAACGTTGCGCTGATGCCGCTAGTTACTGTCGCTGAAATTGCAGCAGTTAGTTTGGGTAATGTTCCTGCGAATGTCGCAGACGGACCAAAGCCACCCCAGTTATCCGCATCGGTTGCGCCAAACCCATCAAGCGTACCTTGGTTGACGCCACTTGTTGTTGGTAACGTTAAGCCGGTGCCGCCAGATAGGCTTGCGTCGTATTCTTGGCTATTGGTTAAGCCTGTGACGGCAATGATTTCCATATCGCCGACAAGATAAACAGTATTGGTGCTGCTAGAGCGTCCAAGCTGGTTTAAGCCGTTTGTACCGTTGGCCCACAACTGAGCCGTTGTATATGTGCCGCTTTCACCGGTTGGAGTTCCGGTTAAGTTGTTAAAAATATCCCAAGCGCCAGTTCCGGCAGTGTGGCTAAGCGTATAGTCAAACTGAACTCCACTTGTGATAAGTGCAGATGTTGAGCCATAGAGGTTTGTGCCGCTGCGATATACACGAATCTGACCTGAGGCGTTTACAACAAGACCGTTTGAGCCAGTCGCTTGAGATGTGCCAATAAAACCAGCTAAGCCGCTCGATGGCACGGTAATGCCGTTAGGGCCAGACCTGATGCGGAAGCTGTATGTAGATGTCCCCGCGTTACCAGTAATCGCTGTGGCAATAGTTACCCGCCTGCCTGTTGCGAATATGATGTAACCCATTGCGTCAGCGTCCTATTTTACAGCAAAGAAAATGGGCGACTTTCGCCGCCCACCATTGTTACGCAGTACCAGCGGTGCCGTAAAGGCCTCTCGGATCACTCCAGCCAGCAGAGTAGCGCTCAGTCGCTTTAAAGCGAGCATTGCCACTCAGGAAGCTGTTATCTTCGCCGAAATCAATCGCACGACGCATCATGTGCTGCAAGCCGTACATTGCATCTGTTTTAATCCACCAAGCGTCAGCAGATGTCAGGTAGTGGTTAACTACGACTTCAGACAGCATGCCGGTAGATTTGATTGCATTGATAGCGTTGTTTGCGGTGTCATTCTGCAGTGTTGATTTCAGGATGCGCTCAGCTTCGAATTGCAGGTCAACTGGGATAATCAGTTTTTTACCCTGCAGCTTAATTTTCAGGCCGCGAGAGTCAACTGCTTTACCAATTTGGATCAGCATATCTTCAATTGAAGCCTCTGATAAGTCCGCATCAATGGCTAAACGGTTACTGAACGTGCCACCTGAAGGGCCAAGCGGGTGAGCAGTAGAGTTCAGTGATTGACCGTCACCATCAACCATAGTGAACGCGCTGTTGAATGCGCGGTTCAGGATGTTGGCGTGGAAAATCTCTTTAGTCTGCTGCATCGAGAAAGCCAGCATGCGAGCTTTCTTGTTCATAACGCCGTACAGCTCATCCTCTAACGCTTCTTCAGTCACCACGAAGCCTTTAGCCACTGTTACGTGGTTGTACTTCGGAGCGAATGATTGGCGGAAGTCATCGAACGCAACGTCTGAACCTTCAGGCTTAATTGCTGCTAACCCGAAACCCTCAATCATCTGGTCGATTTCGAAAGCCTTTTTCGAGGTTTCTTTATCGAAGATTTTTGACCATTCTTCTGGGTGCTTATCGTAAGTCTGACCGAAGACCGACTTTAAACCATCTTGTAACAGACGGGGAAAATTACCGCGTGTAATAGTACCAGCCATGACTTATACCCCCGTCGCTGATTGGTTGTTGATAGAAACGAGTGCGCGGTTACCCAACACACCGTTAGCGTCTGGCAGTAACTGTTGCACACGCAATTGCAGTGTCGCAGTGGTGTTTTTGCCGGTTGCGTTAATAACCATGTTGCTGATGTCCAGCACACCTGAGTTAGTTGCTGCGGTGAATGTAGAGTCAACGTTTAAGCCGACGTCAGCGACTAACAATGGGCCGTTAGCTACAGGAGCCTCCAGCCACAATGCAGGGTCTTGCTGCACGTACAGATAGCCAGCGGTGCCAGCAGGTAAGCCGGTGCGGCTCAGTGCTTCGCCAGCAAAGCGATATTCAACGGAAGCAACCACGCCGAAAACTTGCTGACCAGTTGCGGTTAAAGCGTCAACAGCTGCAACACCTTCAGTGTCAGCAGTGCCAGTTGCGCGAACTAAATCGCCAGGTGCGATCAATGTAGCGTGTGCAGCATCAACGAATACGCGGCGAACCTTGCCAGCATTCTCTGATGTGTTGCCACCCGCATTATATACGGAGTAACCCATGTTTAAACCCTCGTGAGTTTGTCAAATTGAGATTGTTTGGTTTTGCTCGTTGCCAATAATGCAGAATGCACGGCGAGCTATTGTGGTCTCTAGATGTCATACTCACGCTGGGCAACGCGTTTCTGCCCGTCGGGAATATAATCAGGCACTGCGCCTGAGGTGTTTAAGGTCTCTACTTTTTCGCCTGTTTGCTCGTTGACTTTGTTTTGCCCACGAACGAAATCTTCTTGGTAATACGATTGCGGGATACGCATTAACAGCATCTCTGAGCCGTTTTTGTGCGCTCGCACTTCGCCACCTTCCGCATTTAAGACTGGCTCGTACCAAGCACGCTTTGCTTGCTCGATGCGACCTTCTTGTTTTGCGTTAAACCAGCGATAATGATAGCCTGCCTCTTGCTGATATGCAAGAATTTCGCTTTGAGCCATTGACACGCGCTCAGTTTTGCGCTCATCTCGTTGGGTTTCAGCTTTGTTTGCTGCTGCTTCTGTACTGCGTGGACGTCCTACCATGATTAAGCTCTCCGGCTGTCTTTGACAGCTTTAAGGAATGATTTTTTATCACCAAACATTGATTCGCCAAACGAGTTCCACTGATGCTTTTCATCAGGCGACAGGTCAGCCCAAGTTAATTCTCCACCAGAACTGACGCGACCAGACTTGGAGTCAGTCATTGGCGCCTTGTCTCGGTTTGGGTTTACTGTTGGCTTTGTTGGGAATTTGCTGGTGATTTCTTGCTGTAATAACTGCAGGCGCTGATTGACGTCAGGCACACTAGTTAGCAGCTGCTGATATGCTCGCCGTGCGTATTCAGCCTTAGCGAAATCAGGGCTTAGCGGGTCAGTAACTGAAATCCATGCGTTGTTACGTTCAAAGTCAGCCTCCACTGCGAGCTCATCTTGTGACGGGCCTTGTTGTTGCGGCTGCTGGATTTGCTGCTGGATATTTACCTGCGTAATCGCATTGTTCATCAGCTGACTATCTAGCTTTTCAACCGCATCGACATCACCGTAGTTGATAGCCTGCCGACGTTCAAACTTCAGCTTCTCGTTTTCTTGCTGCAGGTTTTGCAGTTGAATTTGCGCCTGCATCTGGGCTAGCTTCTGGACGTTCTGAACGCGCTCAGTAAACGTCTTTTCCAGATTCTTCAGCTCTCGACTTTGGCGGATTAACTCGCCTTTGTCGTTAAAGTGCTTGGCGTTAACCCAGTCGTCTGGGTTCTTGCCTTGCTCAATCCATTCGGATTTGCTGGTCCAGCCATGTTGACGCGCCTTGGATTCTTCAGGGTCAGGCGCTGCTTCTTGCTGTGGCTCAGGCTCACTATCCGCTTCAGGCTTATCATCAGGCTCTGACTTTACATCTTCAGGCTCTAGACCAAACGCTGAGCGGATAGCATCATCCTGGTGTGAGCTGGATGATTCGGTGATTTCTTCTTGATAATCGCTCATTATTCCACCTTGCAAATGATGTGCTGGTCAGTGATTAGGCGCAGTTTTGTTTTACGCCCTGCCGCTTGTGGTCGCTTGCCGTCATAGCTGAGGAATTCAACCTTGTCGCCGACTTGCACGCCCCAATCTTTAGGAGAGTTGCAACCGCAGGACAACCCCTTAAACGCCATAGGGCCAAATGCTTTAATGTGCCCAGTTGATACGGCTTCATCCATGCGGTCAGCAATCTCAGCGGTAGCCAAGACAATGCCGCCATTAGATTTAACTTCTGGCTCGTCGGTTTCTATGAGCACGAAATATCCGGTAGGGTTAATCATTTGCTGTTCCCCTCATCAAACGCCAAATAGCGCTCAAGCAGACTGATAACCTGCGGGCATGTGACAGCGGCGCCGGATTCTTTCTGGTTGTAGAGTTCCATTTGAAGCGTGGAGAATAGGTGTTTCGTGATGGGATGGTTATGCCAAACTTGCCAGACTTCTTCCGGTTGGGTGAAGTCGTTTATTTCGTGACACTTGCGGTCTATTAGCGCGTCTATTCCTAGCGGGTCATTCATATCTTTGGTCTCTTTGTCTATGGGGAATCTTTAACGCCAATATTTTGGCGCAGCGTCAATTTTTTGTCAAGTCAGTGGTCGGATGTGCTTGTCTTGGTTGTTGTGGTATGGTTTGGTTTTAATTGGAGGGAATATGGAATATTTTGCTGCTGGTTTAATTGTTGTTCTTGTTTGCTGGTTTCTTGCGTGGATTGGTACAGAGGCTTTTGATGGCAACAAAATTGCCTTAGTTTTACTTGTTTTGTCACTTTCGGCAATAATTGGCTGGTCTATTTGGTTGGCTGAAAAGGAGGCAAATGCAAACCGTGTCAGTCACCATAACTACTGCCAAGATGGGAATTCTGAGAAATGAACAAATCCTATGATGTTTATATGTGCAGAGCGGTAAAGCGTGAGCGGCACGAAGAAGAGCCATACATATCACCATTCGACAGAATGCCAAGCAAGATTGAGATGCAAGGAATGAAGGAGATATTCAAGCGTGAGTACTGCTCGGGAGGTAAGGATGAAGAATCAGTATGATGTTTATATGTGTAGGTGCGACTGCGCTGGACAAGTTGACTTACTTGAAAATCTTTTAATGTTTGAAAAATACAAAGAAGCGCAATATGCTCTAGAAAAAGCCAGTCTTATGAGCGTGGATTGGCGAAATAGATTTATGAACAACGTAAACAGCAGACCCAAAAACTCCCCACTCAAAATAAGGCTGGTTCACCAAAGTATTACTAAATATTTAAACTTAGCCAATGACTATATTGATAACAAAAAAGGGGCATAAAGCCCCTTTCTACATCACCGGCTGAGCGCCTATCTGCGCAGCCTCTGCTAGAGTCTTAATCTCTTGTGCATTCTTCAATCCGGCATCAGCCTGATTTCTCTCAGCTTCAGATTCCAACTTAGCAACTTGCACTGCGAGATTGTCGTTACCTTCTTTCAGTTTGCGCTGCAGCTCTTGCTGGTCTAGCTGCAACTTCATCTTGTTAATCTCAAGCTCTGCCATCTTGATTTCATGCTGCTTGGTCAGTAGGTCGTTATTCTGCTGCTGTAGCTGCATATTCATCTGCTCTACCTGCAGCCGCTCTTGCTCCATTGCCATCATTTGCGGGTCTTGCTGAGGCTGCTGCAGAAGCTTCGGCAATAGCTCTGTTTCGCCAATGGTATTCAATACGCGCTCAGCAATAGCAATCTTGGCAGGCGATGGAGCGTCAAAGATTGGTAACAGCTCAAGCAGCACCGTTGCCGTCTGCATCTGCTGCATCTGACTTGACTTGCTTGCGTCTGCTGTTGGCTCGATGTCATAGCCTTGGCGCGTGAAGTCTTGCTGATAGTCAGCTTGCGGGTCATCTAAAACCTGCTGATACAGCTGCGGGTCAGTGTACTTAGCGTTAAGGTCAAACATTTTGCTGAACTCTTCCGACATCGACCGAAGCACTCTACCAATCAGAGTGGTGGTTGGCATCATCTTCTCTTGCAGAATACCAAGCGTTGTCGCTGCAGGGGCGTTTGGTGCAATCGTGCCCTCAAGGTTGACAATGGCGGTCATGTTGCGAGCTTCCGCCTTGGTCATTTCGTTTAACTGCATCAAACCCGCAGACGGCTCTCTGAATTGGTTAAACAACAGGCCGTTTTTCAGCACGTCTGCAGACACATCAACTTGTGTAATTTCGCCAGGCTTCATGCGCATAGGCGTTTTGTTTTGGCGGAACTCTTTTGACTTGTAGCCAGATGGAAGGTTGGCCAAAGAGCCAGCATCAATCAGTTGGTTTGTGGTTGTGTTGATAAGCTCTGACTGCGAAGCTAGTAAATGGCAATAGCCCCAATTGAGGAAAGTGCCATCAGGCGCAACGACGAATCCGTATTTAGTGATTAATCCGGTCGGCTTGATTTTGACAATCTGCATCTTGCCGTAAACGGCATCATCGACTTCAGACATCAGTTTGTCTTCAGTCATCACTTCGGCAGCTTCTGGCTGCATCTGAAGCACTTCCTGCAGCTTCTCTTGTGCCACTTGCTGTTTAATCTGCGGCTCAATCTGATTCAGCGGCGCAACAACACCGTCCTGAACTTTAACCAAGATTGATGACTTATCAAAGCGCGCAACGATACGTGCAACCATGCCGGACTGCTTGTGTACTGTTACAATGTAAGGCTCTGCGTACCCGTCATCATCTAAGTCAATAGATGTGCATTGCTCAATGAAGTTATCAGTGATTTCCTGCTTGCCAGCTTCATCGCCATCTTCATTGTCTTTGTCGTCGTCATTCTGCTTGTAGTCTTGGTCAATCCAAATTCCCGCCCGAATTCGCTCCTCTATCTCGTTGTCCGTGTAGTTTTTGCACTCAGTAAACCGAGTCATTGCAGACATCGACTTTTCATTCTGGTTGACGGCAAAGTTAGGGTAAAAGATTGGGTAGCTGACGTTCTTCCCTTCAGTCGGGTCGAAGAATGTTTTCTTGAAGAATGCACCGCAAGCAGCTAATGCATACAGCGCCTGCTCTTGCTCATCGCGCCACTCTTTCATCTCATAGTTGAACTGCCAGTTCATAAACTTGGCGACGCGAGTCATGCGCATGTTCTTTTCTTCTGACTCGACACCGGTCAAGCATCCTTTAACTAATGCTTTCTCGGATAGAATCTCGCTCGCCACACGGTCACCAAAGCTGATTACAGCTTCGTAAATCAAGCTGGATTTGTAGTTGCTCGCACCGTCCCACGGGAACGACTTAGGAGCATCAGCAGGCTTTGCAATGCGCATTCCGCGATCAACAGCCTTGGACCAATCAGACATTGAGTCACGGTCTTTGCCGTAGTCCTCGCAGACTTTCTCGCCGATTTTCTTTAGTCGGTCAGCGCTGATGCTCTCAGCAATATTTGGATTGTCGATGTAAGATAGTAACTGGCGCATTTGTCAAGCCCTTTGGAGTTTTGGTTAGTATAGCGCAACGAGTGCTAGTAACCAAGACTACCCGCATCACGCCGGTCATAGTCGTCTTCGTAGTGATATTGATTACTAATCGACCACTCTGATTCGGCGTATCTTCTGTGCATGTATGCGTATCGCACAGCGCTGATTAAGTCATCAGCTACCTTTACAATTTTTCCAGTTTCGTCCCGATGATACTGCATCAGCTCATCAAGTAGCTCTCCGTTACCCTCCATCACAATCAGCTTGCCAGTTTTAAATCTGTCGTACATCTCCATCAAGCCTTGTTCGACAGAGTTAGAGCCATCTGACCATGCCGAATGCGCGCTCAGCATGTTCCAACCGGCTTCTTCATAATAAGCCTTCTGCGTCTTGCCTGAGCCTTTCTCTGTTTGCAGGCCATCATGCGGCCATGCTGTTGGATATTCTGCTGCCCACGATTTGACACGATGCCACACCTCATACGGTTGCTGCTTCTGTGCTCGATATGTGTTTGCTATGTAGATAATGTCTTTGTCGTTATCAATCCATAACTGGCAGTGTGCTTGTGGGTGGTCCCAGCCGAAGTCCATGCCGTTGATGACAAGAAAGTGTTTTGGTCTTTCAAATCTGCGGCACATCGGGATTTTGACATCAAATATCAGACCAGAGCCAAGCAGGGGTAATCCCTTTGTGCGCATGTCTCGCTGCCACTCAGGGAAGCTCGCAAGGAGCTGCTCTTTGGTGTCTTCAGTTAAGTGCAGCGCGTCATCCCATGTTGCACGTTGCATGTACTGACCAACGCCAGGATTGTCCATAAACTGAATTACAAGCTCTGTGCGTCCGTTTTCTGGGGTAAACGTCAGAATGCCTCTGCCGCCTCTGCCTTGGTCGCCGGTTGCAGTCCGAGTTAATACTTGTGGGTAGATGGACTTGTCGCGTGGCTCTTCGTCGATGTGATACCAATCGACTGAGTCGCCCATCAGGGCATGGGCGCCCTGACTGTATGACCAAAACTGGCAAACAGACTCACCTCCGCTAATATGCTTAACCCTAACCTCTCTCATGGCTCCAGACGTGCCCTGCGCGGAGTAGTACCCGCATATCTTATCTTTGTGAATTAATCCACCAACAAAATCACCACTTTCCAGCCTCCCAAAAAGCGGCATCTGTAATAAGTCCCTAGTTTTTTCCATGGAAAAGCCAAGAAGCCATATTCTTGGTGCGGACTGAAACTTATGTCCAGCCCAGTCGCTTGGGTAGTCTCCAGTTAAATGGAAAGCGTCAACTGTCAGGCCAGTTCTCGTTTTTCCGACACGATTCGCGGCGATTAACATACTAGATCTATTATTTAACGTTGAGGAAATAAACTTCTTTTGCCAGTCATAAAGTGATTTATATTGATCCTTCAACTGATTCATTTCAGCTCTCCTTGCCCTCTCCTCAAGCAATCTAATTAGCTCTATCTTTTGACTTCTATCCATGGCGCTTTATCCTGCCGCTCAGTAATCCGCCAAGATATTTGCGATTTACGCCATATTCTAAAGCAACGTCTTTAATCAATCTGCCTGAATCGACCTTTTCAGCAGCCTCAGCTATTTGCTCAATAGTCATCTTGCAAACCCCGCCATCAACCCCGCAAACTCTTGTTGGCTTTAAACCTAGCTCACGAAATGCGTGCCTCCTGTTATCGGATGCACTAATCCATTCAAGATTGTCAACATGGTTGTTTTTCTTGTTGCCGTCTTTATGATTAACCTGCGGGAGATTTAGCGGGTTCGGAATGAACAACTCTGCAACTATCCTGTGCACGAAGAATCTTGGCTTGTGCTTGCCGTTGCATAACTGAACGCGCATATAGCCACAGTTATTCTCCTGCGGCTTTACTTGCCTGCCAGTATTTCTGTTAATAACTCGACCTGACCAGTCAATGTTGTAACCATAAAAATCTTTGTAAACCATGATAATTCTCCAAATGTGAAGATGTTAATTTGATGCGCTACTCACTCAGCTCTGCAATCTTGCGCTCTAACTCTTCGTCTGACATCTTGTTGATGTCGATAGAGCCGGAGTGTTCAATCTCTTGCTTTTCTCGCCATTCATCAGGAGCCATGTTCTTAAGGCCAAAGATGCAAAGCGTAGCATTCCCGCCACCTTCAACTGCGTTTGTGCGACTTACTTTCTCCCACCAAGTGGCGCACAAAGCCTTGCCTATTTTTACGGCTTCCGAAAATTCAGGGTTTGCAGCCATCCATTCGTTGATGGTTGAGCGCGAGCACATGACTGATGCTGCGAATGATGTGAGGCTTGCACCTTCTGCCATATGTTCAATGACAGCTTGGCAATACTTGGGGTCGTATGTGGTAGGTCTACCGCCTGGCATGGTCTTTATCTCTGTGTTGTCTATGTGGTGAGTATAGCGCACAAAAAAGCCGCTGTTAAGCGGCTAATATCATCCTCTCAGTCAACCCGACAATCTCCTGCCTCTGCGCCGGAGTTGCTGCAATCAACCGCATCAGGCTGTCTTTTGTTTCGTCATCTGCGCCATCTAGCATCCTTGCCGCACACTGCACGATTGCGGCTTGTTGGTTTCGGTTATCTGCCATCGCTAGACGGCGGGCTAGTGCTATTGTGGTGGCTTGGCTGTTAGTGGTCATTGTCACCACTCAACACAACAGAACCCTCATCGCCAGTTTCTGCATCTCGCACAGTAATTGTCACTTCACCTTTGTCGTCATCAACCCATGTAAACGAGGTTGGCTCTTCAAATTTAATCAAGCCAGCATCTGCAAGCATCTTCATTGCTTCGCAAGCATCTGCGTGGTGAGTCATATACTCGTAAAGCTCACTACAAAACTTCTGCCACTTGTCGCGAGGAATCTGTTTCATTGCCTCGGTCATTGTCGTGTTTGGTAAAACGTATTTGTTTGTCATCAGCTTCAGCGCTCCTTTAATTTAATTTTTTAGCTTCTGTCTTGCTAAATGCTTCGCTAAAATAGATAAACTCTGTGCATTTATCCGTTTTCTTAACAGTCACAAGCCTAATATCGACACATCCTGACTCTTCCATAGAAAAGTCACCACAACCAATAGCAATAACTGAGCACTGGCTATCAGGTTTTTGTCCGATTATTCTAAATGTCATTCCGTCAACCCCTCCAATTTCAAAAACTCCAACTCATCAGCCAGCTCGTTAATGTCATCTTTCAGTGGCTGCTCGGTAAACTCTGCTGCTTCTCGCAAGTGGTTGAGTGCTTGCGATAGACTAAAGATTGCGTGTGGTGATAGTTTCATAAGTATCTGTTCCTTAGCGCATTAGCTACGCGCTCATCTGTTTGTAAATCAGCTAACTGGCAAGCGTATTCATGCTTACGTTTTCTCCATGCTAAATGTGCATCCTGAGGATTATTAAAGCACCCTATTTTCTCAACTTTCTTTTTAAATGGGTTGTTGCAATGCGCTCTAAATTTCCCTATTAACTTCTCATAGTATACTCCGATAGGGTAATCACCTCTCGAAGCTCCGGCATCTATTATGAAGTTGTTTATTGAACAAGTTACAAATATACATGTGCTTGGTGAATACACCTTATTTCCATTAATGAGCAGATCTTTATCAAGCTGCTTACCTTGCCAGTCTTGCTTCTCCATCCAGCGCTTGAAATTGCTAAATAGATGCCATTCGTCGCAAACAGATGCCTCTGCGTAAGTCCTTCTTTTGTTTTTGAGGTCTTTTGCATAGCATCTGAAAAGCATCCCTGACCATGTCTTATAGTAATGGCAGTTCACAACCTTGCCATTTACTGTTTTGCAAGTAGCTTCATCAGAGTCGTTTACACCAACTCCGCAAATCAAACTTCTCTTAAAAACCATAGTACACCGCCAAAATTAAACCCCCGTTAGTTGATGCGGCCTGTAGCAAGGCTCCTAACGAGGGTTCAAAAGTTTGCTACCTGTTTATTGAGCTTTTGACTCTCAATCAGTTGGTGCATCACTACCTTCCGATAAAGCTATTTTAGCACTGCTTCGTGCCACCTGTAAACATCGCCATGTTTAATCAACTCACCTGACTCAATCAGGCGTTTAGCAATCGCAAGGCTATTTGGACCCAGCACCGACAACCGCAAGCCGCCATGTGATTGGCTTAGTTTTTTAATGTTTTGGTGTAGGGATGTCATTTTTCAGACTCCGCTATAATCTGCAAAATCCGCTCTACTTGACTCTTGTTAAAATTTTTCGCCCGAATGCATCTTAGCTTCCTGTCTAGCTCACCCCGAATTTCTACCAAGAGCCGGTGGTCGGCAAGAGCATCAAGAGACTCAAAAAACAAATATCCACTATTTCCCGCATAACCAGAATTTATAGCTTTTTGCGTTGCGCCAGTTTCAGGGCAGTAATTTGAAGGCTCGCCAATCTCGCCGCCATCAAAAACAAAAGACAAACC